TAACTCCGAAATTGACAATCTCATCAGTTAATGGACCAAACTTCCGATACTTGTTAAATATGATATTTCGCTGCTCAAATAAACCCATTATTCCTCTAAAACGTGCAACTTTATCTCCTCTAAAACCTTTTACTGCATGCCATATCACGTTATACAACCCATGATCTCCCTGACAAATACGTTTAAAATCAGCTTCTAAAGAAGCCTGATATGCAACTGCTTCAGACCAAACATGAATAGAACTACCTGTTGGAAAATAATTCAAACCATCTTTGTGAACAACTCCCCATTCTTCTAGCATTTCCATTAATGCCTCTAATTTTTCTAAATTACCCATTATTCGTAATCTTTTACAATCAATAATATGAATCTTATTTCCAATTCTTCCACCCATTACAAATACAGTAAAGTCATTCTGTTCTCGTACTCCTGCAGATAAATCAACACCTATACCCATAGACTCAAATTCAGTGGATATACCACCACGAACAATTAAATCTGGAGAAAGAGATAACTCACTTGTTTGTACAATTTGATTTTGATACTGAAAACTAAATGCAACTGGAGCCTGACGACGCCTATCTCTTAAATAATCCAAAGACCACATCTCAGGCCAATATGAAATCTCTTCTCCTTCTTTATCAACAGTGATTGCAGATTGAACTATCTGTACCCAATCATTTGCTGGAGTAAAAGTACTGTTATGAATATCATCATGTCTAAAACGTGTACCTAGACAAATAGCTCTTCCACCTTCAAACATAGTTGGAACAATAACTGAGTTCCAGTTATCTTCCATAGCTTGGCGAATATCTCTATTCTTAATATCATCAGCACTTTTAATAGCGTCATCAATAATACAAAGATGTGAACGTTTAGATGTCACAGCACCTTTTAGTCCTGCACAACAAACAGTAAACTCTTCTTCACCAGTAGACTTAATTCCTGCAAACTTCCAATCAATACTCCAATACTCGTTAGAGTTAATACCTTTAGCAATTTTTACTGTTGGAAATATCTCTCTATAATTCTTACTATCTTCAATAATTCTTTTTATAGCTGCACTCTTAGGTCTTGCAACATCAACTGTATAAGAGATATAAAGAACCTTTAATGGTTGTTTATTAATAGCATGTACACCCACAGTCCAAGCTGTATATAAACCAAGAATTGTAGATTTAGCACTACCCCTTGGAGCCAAAATATCTATGTTTGGTCCACCAATACCTACTAAACATTCACTGTCTTCTCCTGTACAAAGATAACGATGCCATTCTCTATGGTGAGATGCAGGAGGTTTATCACCTACAACATCACAGAAGTATGCAAAATCTTCTCTTGCACGTTCTACATCAATACTTGATGTCTTTTTAACTACTTGTTGTTTAGCAGCGGCTCTCGCAGTTCTGCGATAAACGCTATAGATACTTGTACCTGCCATGCACGTAGCATAGCCTAAGAATCTTTAACTTTCCTCTTGTAATATTTTTGTCCAAACTCCCATTGATGCTTCTTGTAATGGTCCCTCTATTGGATCATCTCTAAAAATAGATAACATTTCACGTAATGCTCTATCAGCACCAGCAAGAATTAAACCTTGCTTATCCATTAAAACTTTCTCATCTCCTATTTGTTTAATAGCTCCTCTCAATTCCTTCTGAAGCATTGCAATACGTGCAGCACCCATGTCTTGCTTCACCATTCCCATATCAATTCCATCACGTAACTTCGCTATGTCCTGCTGCATAGAATCAATTTCTGTTTCTAGAACAGCATTAAAATTACGTTTTTTAAATTTCTTTTGAGACCATTCATCACATTCAACAATACTTCCTTTAAAACCAAGAAAGCGTGAATATAAATAAATTTGTATAGGGGAAGCTGTTCTTTTGCAGAAGGCTAAGAAGGATTCACGATCTTTATCAGAAAGACCATCAACCCATTTGTTTATGCTTTGTACGCCGATTGTGCTTGACCGTAATCTCTTGCTTCTTTATAGCGACGGAACATCTCTCTTTGCAAGTCTGTTGCCCTGACTTCCTCACCTTCTACACGTCTTGTAGCTCTTTGTTGAGTACCAGTTTCAGCCATTCCTGCTCTTTGCTCCTGACCAGCAACTCTTGCAGATGATCTCTGTTGAGAACCTTGCTCTGCAAAACCTGCTCTCTGCTCTTGTCCTGCAACTCTAGCGGATGCTCTTTGTTGAGCACCTTGCTCTCCGTAGCCAGCACGTTGTTCTTGTCCAGCAACTCTTGCAGATGCTCTCTGCTGTGCTCCACTCTCAGCTAATTCTGCTCTTCTTTCCTGTCCTCCTATTCTCTGTCCTGCACGAGCTTGCTCTCCTTGAACCATATAATTTAATCTTGACTCTGTACCAGCTGCACGTTGTCTTCTAATATCTTGATCTGTGTAAAACTCTCTTTGGGTTCTATCCAATGCGGCTGAAACATATTGATTATATTCAGCTTGCTTATTAGCTATATCCCATAACGCTGCTTGTTGTTGTAAAGAAGTATCAGGTAAAGTACCAACTTTTGTCTCAGCTATTGTTAAGCCTGGTAGATCAGGATAGTACATCTCAGATCCAGCATCTTTAGTACCACTACCTTGACCTCCCCCTCCTCCAGTGCTTCCTCCTTTTGATCCACCTAACTTATTAGATAAAAAACTAGTCGCAGCTCCAACTGCTATTTTACCTGCTACTTGTGCCATAACTTCTTCTAAGTTCTCCTTATTCTAAGTTTAGTAAATAGTTAGGCACTATAAGAGCCTGGATTTGCAATAGTTGCAGGAGCTACATTACCTGGCTGGAATCGACCCATTAAGGCTGCACTAATAGCCGTTCTAGCTGGAATAGCAGCGGCTTCGGCTAATTCCTTTTTAGCTAATGCGGCGTTTAAATATCTACGCTGTGCTGATGCTGCTAAGTTCTCAATGTTAGAAGGTAAAGCTTCTCTGAAATATGCAGCGTCTTTTATCCATGGAGTTTGAGAAGCTAAATTTCTTAAATTATTTTGGTAAGCACGGTCTGCATACATATCATAATAATCAAGACTGCGACGCATGTTACGATCTTGTATCATATCCATGTAAAGATCCCTATTTGCAATCCACTTTGGATCTAAGTAAGGATTAACTGGACGATCAGGACTAGCACCTCTTGGTCTAACTGGGTTTGCTGTTCCATCTACTAATCCTCCATAACCTTCTACAGATACTTCCCCTTTTTTTCTAGTACCCTGCTTATCAAAATCTGTTCTAATTCCTAATAAACCTAACCCAGCATCTGCTAAACCAGCAAGTACTCTAGGTATTCCAACAAGGCGATCTTCTGCAACATATTTACCATCAAGTTCTACTGCCTTTTGAGGGAGTTCAGGAAGTTGCTCATTTAAATCAACATTCCTTCCAGTCATCCCAGGATCAGTTACCGTACCTTTCATTGGATAAGGTACAGGAACAGGTACAGGGACTTCTACAGTTCTAGGAGCAGAAACACCATATTCACCATAGCCTCCAGAGTAAGGATTCCTGTATCCATCGTAGGTGTAAGGACTAAACATTAGGAATAATGAGGATTAGCGTTGATAGCGTCAATGACGCCTCCCATGGTGTCTCTACCCATATTCAAAGCATTAACCTGTTGATTAGCTGTCATCTCTGCAGCAAGATCAATATTCTTTCTAATCTGCGCTGCTGTAAGTTGTCTATCTAGCTCTCTTCTTGCTCTCTCTTCTGCGTACTTCATCTGAGTTGGTGCGAGGACGTTTATATTATCCCTTGCAGTCTGAGCTTGTCTATTAGACATCAATAGGTTCATTGAAAGTGGACCTAAAGGATTGATATTGTCCCAAGGCTGACTCATGTAAGGAGTGTTTCCTGGAGGACCAAATTGACCATATCCTTGAGGAACAGAAGGACCATATGCTGAAACTGGTTCACCTTGTGCGTTATAAAGTATTTGACTACCTGCTAAGTCCCTACCTGCACCTGGAATTCCAGCCATAGGTTGTTGTCCACCTATTACGTTACTTACAACATTACCTTGACCTCTATCAGAACCTATTTTTAATGCGGCTATTGGCACACCTATTTGAGCTACGTTTTGAGCCACGTTCATAGGTACTCCTACACCTGCTAAACCTCTAGCTCCTAAATTCGTGACTGATCCCATTAATGGGCCGGTTGGTCCACCTCCGATATAAGCTAAACCACCTCCTGCTAATGCTCCCTGTACTCGTCTATCTCCAGGTGCTGTTGCAAATCCAATACCTGTACCAAGTGCAGTTCTTGCGTATGGATTAGCTAACGTTTGACCAGTTAACTGTGCTCCTGCTTGTAAGACTTTCGGACCTGCAACTCTTGCAAAACGCATTGCAAGTTGTGGGTTGGAGGCTAATCTAACTAAATTCTGCCACATCTTACGGAAATTCTCTTAAATATATTTGTTATTTTAAATCGACTAATTATTAGAGACTAATGACGTTATACAAAACTATCTAAGATTTTGCCACCTACAAGATTAATTGCCTGACCAGCTAAACCTTTTATTGCATCTCCAGTGCTACCACCACCACCAGAACCACCACCTGGTCCATAACTTTCTCTATGCCAAGTTCTTTGTAAAGGTGTATATTTCTGTCTGATCATTGCTTCTGCCAACATATCTGCACTTCCTGGATCTACATACCATGAGCCGATTTTATTAGCTCCCCCTGATCCATAACTAGCTCCTCCACTAAAAGACCCTGCAGGTGCAGTAGCACTAGAGAACTGAAAACTTCTTTCTGGTGTTGGGGCTACACCGCCTTGTGTACCAGAACCGAAAATTTCAGGGTTACTTTGTATATATTCTCCTAAATAATCACCAGCTTGAGTTCCTACACTTGGCCCCCACTTCTTATCATGTCCTCCAAATATAGGGTTAAATTGCCAGTTACTAGAACCTTGCTGATCGAAATCAGTAAAGCCTCCTGTAAACCAATCGCCTATACCACCCCAGTTAATCGACATGTCTTGTCTACCTATTTCTATTAATTATAAATTCTATACTCCGTAGTTAGGTACGGGGGTTGAAAATATGTTATTTACCATTCCGTAGGCATCAGGTATTTGCGGCATTCCAGAAGGAGATTGTCTACCTAAAACAGCTTTCCCATACTCCTGTACACCTGGAGTCGCAGCTTGTTGTCGATGCTCCATAAGTGCCATTTTATGTTGGAACTTTTGTTCTTCTAACTGTGCTCTATAAATAGCAGATGCATGAGCTGCTTCAACATTTGGATTATAGCCACCATGCTGTGCGCTATCCTGTACAGCTGCTGCATAATCAGAACGAGGCTTACTGTAGTTATATATTCCTGCACCTACAGCCGTTGCTAATCCAACTTGTGCTAGTGGGTTCAATGCTCCCACTACCGCTGCCGAAGTCTCCGGATTTTTATATGCGAAGCCTGGAATCCAGTCAGCATACTCACTTGGTTTCTTATCATAGTAAGCTTCCCACTTACCAGTCTCACGATTTAATTCAGGAGGTACATTTACTTGAGTAGGTCTAACTGTTTGTTCATATCCAACTCTCTTATTATCCTCCATTATTGGGCCGTAGCGTTTCCAAAATCCACCCATTGTTCCTGGAGCTGGTTCTTCTCTAACAACCTCTTGATCAACGTCACCTGTAACTCTATTATCAACTACTTGTGTTGGGTTTGGACGACTACCTTTTGTGAAATGATCAAGTTGATTTGGAGTCGCTACCTGATCAGTTAATCTGTCATATGCCCAATCTCTTCCAGTACTAAATTGACCTTGTAAATAATTTCCTAAAGCTTGACCTGCCATAGTTGTAAGTTGCTTACCTACACTAGCGAGGATTTGATCTTGTACCTTAGACATTAAATAGCTACCCCCTGACTAGGGAATTTATTGGCTTCATTAGGATTTATTGTACTCGCACCAGAGTTTGCAGGTTGCGAAGCTAGATGTGCAACACTCCAAGTCCCTA